AACTGTTATAACATACCCAGTTGCCTGCTGTATTGTAGCGGTGCTAAACCCATCAAAAGCGAAAACGTCGCGAAAACGAACCGTATCACCCGTGGTTCTGCCGTGGGCTTTTTCATACACCGTAATAATAGCACTACCCTGTGCACCTGTTTCGAAGGGGTTTAAGGGCAAAAGGGATTCCACTGCCGACTCTGTGCGTTGATCCGGGCGGGGCTGGTATAGAGCCTGTGGATCAGGACCAACCTTAATTGGTTCAAGCTGTTCGTGTTTGGGCTCATATTCATCGGGCCCAACTTTTAAACCATTCCATTCCTTTACCATTTCGTTTAAACGATAACGAAAACCAGAACGGTCTGAGTACCCCCACGCATTTTTTCCCGATGCATATCTTGCCATCAGACAACCCTTAGATACTGAATACTCGGCTGAAGTTTCAAAGGCACTCGATCTTCGTCTTCGTCCGCCGCACGTTGGAACTCTTCCTCGTACACAGCTTTTAAAAGTTGAATCCGCTCTGGAGCTTTTTTCATAGCGACGTAGTAAGCCAAGCCAGCAACCATACAAGGATAGAAGCGAAACGGAGCATCAGTTGTGTTAACCAATGTATCAGCATCGTCCATCCGCTGCACATAGTAATAGATAAGTGTGTCAGTGGAGCTATCTGGTGTCGGCCACAAAGTTACTTCTGGAGTTATCTGACGGTTATAAAAATACTGACTAGGACGGCCTTCGGTAGTTTTGCTAGGTAGGGTCAAATAATCACCGCGTGACATGCGGTCTAATTCATAGTCGGTGCCGCTGCGCCGAACAACAACTTCTAGCAGGTCTGTGTAATCTGCGGTGAAGGTGTAGGTAGCTGTGCCTGCGGTCAAAGCTTGTGTGCCCTGCTTTACTGTCCACAAGTTCAGGCCACGGTTCGCCCAGTCAGCGAACATCAGGTTAAGCGAACGCCGCGCTGTTTTGAAGTCGTAGCCTGTACGAGCCTCAAGACCGCAGCGTTCATATGCCTCCTCGATGATCTCGGCGACATTTAACTCAAAGTTTCTAGAACCTGAAACTGCCATTTATTTTTTCCTTTTCAGCGACTGGACTCTACGCGGCTTACCCGCTGGTTGTCCAAGACGTTTCTTCTGCGATATTCTACTACGTTTTTCAGCGGCTGTCATTTCTTTGGATGTTTTAGGGGTCTTAGAAGATACGCGCTTGGAGGGGCGGCAATATGGAGTACCCCGTTTTTCTCCTTCGCTACGCCCACACGCCTTCCCCGTGCGAACATCCTTCCACTCTTCCTTGAACCACCGCTTGAGGGCCGCTCCCTTTTTAGTCTTTCGTACTGCCATATCTGGTCCATACCTACAAAACAACTGCAAACAAATAAACGAATAAACCAACAGCCATAACTACAACGCCGGCCACAAGAACTATCTGCTTCATCATTTCTTCAAATTCTTTAGCTTCTTGTAGCTTTCTCCTACGTTCAGCCGCCGCTGCCTCTTTAGCTTCCTGTATGCGTTTAGCTCTTTCGGCGACAATGCCCTTCCACGTTCCGGGGCCAAACCTCATATCCACCAAAGTAGCTACTTCTTGTAGCTTTTCCGCCGCAATCTTAGCGTCTATAATTTCCTTTGCGACAGTGTCTACACCAAACTGATCACCCAACCCGCCGCCAGCCTTTTTGTTTCTAGCTTGCTGCGCTTCTTTTTCGCCACGAAACAAATCATCAATCTGACCAGCTATTTGGCTAATATCCTGAACCGTAGAAATGTTGCTTTTTATAAATTCAACGGACTTTTGAACAAGCGCAATACCGGTTAAAACTTCAGCTATCATTTACCGCTTTTTGGTAGCCCTGCCCTTGCTGCCTCCTTTCTTTGATTTTGTCCCCCAGTTTTTAGCTCCAACTTTGCGACATTTCGCCAATGCACCAGACGCATAGGCGGAAGGCCAGACTTTATATCTACCCTTTACCTTGCTGTAGCAGGCATCTTTTTTAGAGCCGCCCTTACTTACTTGCTTGGACATGGAACTGCGCGAGATTGCCATTTTTCTTCTCCAAAAAATCATCCCACAAGACACTTAACATCTTG